CCACTCCTGCATCTTCGTGGTCGCGATGTTGAGGTCGTCCGCAGTCATGATCATCTCGGCGACCGCGTGGCGGTTGTCGGTCCACGTGACCGGGCAGACGACTCCGAAGTAGTCCTCGCCACGGGCGGTCAGACGGGCGTCGAACTTGCCGTCAGTAGAACAGGCGAGGATGCGCGTCGGGTTGAACGCGTTGACCACCGCAAACCCGTACTTCTTGTGGGCGCCCACGTTGCGGGTGTACATCTTGCGGCCGTTGACGAGGAGAGTGATCTGAGACTTGTTGTTCATTGCGAGCCTTTCGTTGTGGCCGGGATCATTCCCGACTCAAGAATTATAACACACGCGCAAACGTTTGTCAAGTACATTGACGCACTTTCGTGCAAACCTTAACACAACGTAAGGTATCCGTTAGTACGAAAGCGTGTCAAACCCATTCTCGTGCGTTTCGTATGAGGTTTCATGGACAAGACAGGTTTAGTCAGGAACATTCCGTGGGAGGTCATTCGGGCCGAGTTCGTTCAGTCCGAGGGTCCGATAACCATACAGGAACTCGCCAAGAAGCACGAGGTTCATCCGGCAACCATGTACCAAAGGTGCCACCGGGAGAGGTGGCACGACAAGCGCTCAGATTTCTGGCGTGGCGTAGTGGATCAGGCCCGTAAGCAGTTGACCGACGAGTTCGCCGCCTCCAAGGTAAGGAGGGCGAGGGCAGTCAGTCGAGCCATCGACTCGTGGTTGGAGAAACTCGAGGGCAAGGACGAGGTGATCGTCAACGAACTCCTGCAACTGGTCAGGCTCGAGAAGGAACTGTTGGAGGTCCGAGATGAGAACGAAGGGCAAGACCAGTTTGAAGTCCACGTCGCCGCCATCAGGACCCGGATCGGTCGAGTCAACGACAGCCTCCGAGATGTCGTCGACAGCGGCCTACGCCGGCTCGGCGTCGAGATCGATACGAAGGCTTGAAAAGGCGCTTACCCGGCGCGACCTGACCTTGGACTTAGCATTGAATCACCACCGGAACGTCCGGGGTGAACCCATGCAGTTCGAGGACTTCTTCTACATGTTGGACATCTTGGCCGACCCAAGTCCGCACAAGGTCATCAAGTCGGCAGTGCAGACGGGCAAGACCGAGGGATTCATTTGCTCGGCGTTAGCCGATTGTCTCAGCGGTCTAAGCGTGTTCTACGTCTTGCCGACTCAGGACACTAGGAACATCTTCGTACCTAACCGAATCGACCGGTGCATCTCTCAGGTCCCCCTGTACCAGCACATGAAGAAGACGAGTATCGGCAACGCCGACAGCGTCCTCCTCAAGCACTTAGGTAAGGGCACCATCCGGTTTGGAGCCAGTCACGCCATGGTCGAGTTCAAGGAGTTCCCGGCCGACGTGGTGTACGTGGACGAGTTCGACCAGTGCGAGCCTCACGGGGTGGCCTTTGCCATGGACCGAACCAAGGGATCTCCGTTTAGATTCAGGACGGTACTGGGAAACCCGACTCTATCGGGAAACGAGAGCAGACACAACCTAGACTGGGAATATCAGCACTCGGACGCTAAGAAGATCCACTACCAGTGCAACGAGTGCGGTCTACTTCAACCACTGGACTGGTGGCAGAACGTGGCTCGCCCCATTTACTCGGGGTCGGTGATCACGGACTACGAGCCTAGACTGAGGGTCGACGGAAAGGTGGAAGCCTGTTGCTTGAAGTGCGGCAGTTTCTTGGACCGCGTAAGGGACGTGCGCGGTTGGCGGGTGACTGGCGACCCCAACAGTCCGGTTAGCGGGTATCAGATCAGCCGGATGAACAGTCTGATGGACGATTTCGAGGGGTTGTGGTTCTCGTTCCGGAAGGCAGTCGGCAACGAGTTAGCCATGCAGGTCTTCGTGAACTCGGACTTGGGGGAGTGTTACGAGGGAGGGACCGGGAACCGATTGAACGATCGCCTATTGGCGTCGTGCATCGAACAGTATCAGTTACCTCTTCCGGGTACGGTTCGTGGTCCTTGTACTATGGGCATCGACGTCGGTGCAGCCTTGGACGTCCGGATCTCCGACTACGTGATCGATGAGGGCAGGGTGAGGAGGAGACTGGTGTACTGCGGGAAGTTGAGGACGATAGACGAGGTGATCGAGGTCGGCAGGAACTACCGGGTAGCGGTCGCGGTTATCGACGCCATGCCCGAGCAGAGGCTTAGCCTCGACTTTCAGTCCCGGGCCCCGTTTCGGGTGTGGCGGTGTCAGTACAAGGCTTCGGAGGGAAAGAACGTCAAGAGCGTCACTTGGAACGGAAACGAAGCCGCCGGCGAGCAGAGGTACGTGACGGTCGACCGAACTGAAGCCATGGATCACGTGTTTCAGTCGTACGTGAGGAAGGACGTGATCGAGCCTCCTAACTTCGGAAACCTCATTGACGGACGGTACGTCACCGAGATGACCTCCCCGGTCAGGGCGCAGGACGGTGACGGTAGGTTCTACTGGATCAAGTCCGTTGACCACCAGTACCACGCTAACGTCTACGACTGGGTCGCGTCGCAGGACCCGATGGGCGGATTCTTCACCAACGCGGACAGCATTCTGAGGGGTAGCCCGATGTCTAAGCCGAGTTCAGATGACTTTGGCGCTTCCCGCGTAGTTACGAGGATGAAGCGGACAAGAACATCTCTTTGGGACTCAGTCTCCGGGTGAACCATGCTCAAGCGCGTGATCGAACGTTACATTCTTCCCGTCGCCGCTGCCGCAGGTGGAGCGGCCGGTGGGGCCGGGGCGGCCGGTGGAGCGGCCGGTGGAGCGGCCGGTGCTGCGGAAGGTGCGGCCGGAGCCACCGAGGGAGCGGCGTCCGCTTCTGAGGGTGGATCGGGTGTTGGTGGAATGGCAAAGAATGCGAAGGGTCTACTCGGGGACGACCCAGTCGGGTCAACGATCAAGAAGACCGGTCAGACGGCCGCCGGCGCGGTGAACCTTCTGTCTTCCATCCCCGAGAGTGCGGGTGGTCGGTACCAGTCCGACCTTGAGCGGATCAAGCAAGAGCGTTACGCCAACGGGAGAGACCGGGCCGAGAGGGTGTTTCAGTCACTTCACGGTGCCATGAACGTCGCTAATAACGCTCTAGCCTCTCAGCGCGGAGACCCTGACTTTCAGGACTTTCATCCGTCTGACGTGATCGCTGCCAAGAAGGCGATCGACCACTACGACAACGACGGCCACTTCTTGTCAGACGAACAAGACAAGGAAGCGTGGCTCATGGTGGAGAAGATCGACAACGCATTCGGCGGCCTTCACCGCTTCGATGACAAGGGACGTAGGCACGAGTACCTTTGAAGAAGTCGACGTTCAATACCAAGACCCACCTTCACCCCGGGTGGTCCCGCGCCGACGAGTCTGACTTGAACAGACTCCACGGAGAGGTGTTTAACGACCCTGCGGTGCAGGACTTCAGCGCCCATTACGACCCTAGGTCGGACTCGATCCATCTGAACATGTTGCAGGTCAGGAGCCGCGACAGGAAGTCGGGGATTGGTTCCGACATCATGCGCCGGCTGATCGACTTTGCTGATTCAAAGAAGAAGGCCGTGACCCTTCAGACGGCGAGCCGAGAGTCTAGGATTGGCACCTCGTCGGAGGGCAGGCTAAAGAAGTTCTATAAGCGTTTCGGATTCACGGAGAACGCCAGTTCTCGGGATTACCGTCCCGACCTACCCGGTAACATGAACCGACAACCCGTGGACCGCCACACCATCGGCAAGATCGAATCTTCTCAGGGTGACGGGTTCAAGATTACGACTCCTCACGGAATGATCGATTACCGGCCCGTCGACGGAGTAAATCAAATATGGTGGGTCGAGTCCAAGAAGAAGGGCCACGGTTCCGAACTGGTTGACGCCATGATGAGGAGCCACCCCGCTGAATCGATTGCTTGGGGGGCTACCAGTGAGTCCGGAGAGGGTCTTCGCAGGAAGTGGCACAAGAACAACCCCGACGTACTCGACGCGGACGGTGGCGTCAGGAGTCCTTTCGAGGGTCAGTTTGACCCATTTGACCACGGTGACGATGACATGAACAGCGACGTGTTCTACTCCACCCTTTCGGAAGTCGACCGCTACGCTTATAGGTCTGCGGCTATCTATCACAAGAGGGACGGAACCATCTTTGAGGGTCCCATTCACCCGATGGCCCACAACGCCGCATTTAGGGCCGGACACCCCGACGCCCACAATCCTCATATGTGGGATGACGGTTTCATGACCGTAGACGGAACGTTTCACGACCGTGAGGGAAGAGAATCCGTCAACCTGATGTCAGAGGGTAAACTCCCGCTAGCACCCCGTGAAGCCCTCGATCAAGGGATCAGGGATGAGAAGAAGGCGCAGTTGAGCGCCCTGCACATGAAGAAGGACCTTGGTCTAGACAAGCATTTCTACGGTCGCCTTGACGAGATCGACCGTTACGCCGACCTGTTTCGCTCTGCTGCCATCAAGGACCCCGAGACTGGAACCATCTTCGAAGGAACGTGGCACGGTGACGCCCGTGACAAGGCCATCGCCGCCGGCGTTCCGGATGAGCACACTTGGGACTGGGAGGACGGCTTCGTTGATCACCACGGCAATTACTACAACCGGGCAGAGGCCGCCGAACACACCCGCAAGACGCAGGGGGTATCGACCCCGGCAGAGTCCATCACGATGATGACTCAGGGGTTGCTTCCCGTCGACCAGTCCTTGGCTGACAACCCGACCGTAGCCGCCCCGTACCGGAAGAAGTTAGACGATTTCTTGCACAACAAGAAGGTTAGAGCCTCGTGGTTTGACCCTCCGTCCACCGAGACCAAGGCAAGGCGCGAGGCCAACCTCGGGGAGGAACCAGACCTTTCGAAAGTAGACCAACACTTCTACGACGACCTAAGGGAGGTCGACCGTCACACCTTGTTTCGATCGGCGGCAGTCAAGATGAGGGGAAGCGGAAAGGTGTATGAAGGGATTTGGCACGTTCACGCCCACAACGTGGCCAAGGAAGCCGGTGAACCAACTTCTGAGAGTGGAGTGTTGGCCCCCTATGATGACGGTTTCGTCGGGCATGACGGTAAGTTCTATACCCGATGGGAAGCGGGTCAAATGACTAAGACACGGGGGGAGACGATCGACATGATGAACGCCGGCAGGCTCGAGATGACCCCGGAACTGGCTTCTCAAGCATCGGTAATCCGTGACGATCGTAGGGGAAGAAAGGGCAAAGTCATTGGTTTGGAGGCCAAGCCCGGTAGCAAGGCTGAAGCGACTTTCAAAGCAAGGCGGGAGGTCGATCAGCACTTCTATGACGACTTAGACGAGATCGAGCGTCACACGCTGTTTCGATCGGCGGCCATTAAACACCGGTGGTCCGGCGACACATTCGAAGG